TATTTCAGTAGTTGTTTCCTTTAGTTCACTTGTTGTTTGCTGTACATCAGAAATAGTCTTCTTTGTACCTTCTACAGTTTGTTCGACTGTATTTAATTTATTGCTGATATCAGTATCTTTTTTTGTTAACGATTCAATAGAAGTTTTAAATCCATTAGAATCCTGTTCGAACTTAGTTACTTTCTTATCAATTTCACCTTGTTTATTTTCGATATTAGAAATTGTGCGGTTGACACCTTGTAAACCTTCCTGCACTTCGTTGAATTGTCCTGTCGCTTGATTTTGTGCTTCTTGAACCTTCTTGTTTAATTCTGTTTTTGTTGATTCAATATCTTTATTTACCTGCTCTATTGTTTCTTTCTTGATAGTTTCTGGATCAGGAACAACTGATTCCCAAGCTGTACCTGTCCATATTTTTAAAATGCCGGGCTTTCCGTTACTAATATCACGCCAAAGTGTCTTATAAGGTTTAAGCCCTGTTGTCGGTGGATTCTTAGCTTCAATTATTTCTACCGTGTTATTTTTAAGATTCTCTTGAACTTTTTCAGCCAATGTTTTCGCTGCTTCGGATTCTTTCTTAGCATTACTAGCTGTTTCATTTGCATCTTTCACTAATTTATCTAACTGATCCAGCATTTCTTGTTTCTCGCCGAATTTACTAAGGATTCGATTGTAAATCTTTCGTAATTCCTCGTTTGGGTCTACTATCTCTCTATAATCCCCAAATTCGTATTTGTCTTGTGCAGGATCAGTGAATGATTCGTCACCAGCAATAACACGCGCTTCAAGATATAGCTTAGGTGTGAAGCCTGTATCTTTGATTCGGATTGTATCTCCTTCATTGATTAGTTCGTGTGTTAGTCCGAAAATGCGACCGATTGATTGTGCCTCTACTTCATACGAAACGGAAGAATTAATACGTTTTTTCAGTTCTATTTCCATTAACGTCATTAAACGTTGTGGCGTCATATTTAACTCTTCTGTTTCTGGCGTGTAAAAACCAAACTTATGCTTACCTCGTTCGTTCCATCGTTGAAATGCATCATTATCAACAATATACGGAAGTCCCCTGTTAATACCTTCAATGGTAATTACACTATCGCCTTCACCTTTTACAAATCCGACTAACGCTGTACAAATATCTCTTGAATGTTCAATACGTGTAACACCTATCAAATCTTTACCTAACTCTATTTCTTTACCAATGTCTCGGCCACGCCTTTGAATCATATCAACATACCATCCAACTATTTGTGACCCTTGAACCTCAACGCGATATTGAATTTCTAATTTGAATAAAGAAGCTATTTTCTTTAAAAAAGTTAACGGATCCATAAATTCATCAATGGTCATAGTGTGAAAACCTGCATAATCTGTTTTTCCACGTTTCCATTTCATGCCTACAAGAGCCATATCAATAAATTCGTTTACTGTTTTACCTTCTATTCGTTGTGGTTTTATAATGCCTGATTTAGCAATTTGAACCCAAGCTCCTGAAGCATATGTGGTAATGGATCGTTTGTCTGAATTCTTCTCTGTTTCTGTAATGACATATGGTACAACTCTTCCATCGCGAACTTCTTTTAGAACAAGATTTTGTTGTTGTAGTGTAGCTGAATGAGTAGTTCTATCAAAAACAGTGAAATCCAGCATATCAACATTGTTTTTTAGTTCCCAACGCCTATTATCATCCCAATAGTCATTTGGCTGAATAGCTGCAACGATTTGATCTGTTTTGAAATCCACAACATGCAAAATCCCGCTTGGTGTTCTCATCTGTATCTCTCCCTATAACTAACAGTTGCTTTAACATCTGGTGGCATTATATCGATACGATTCTCACCACGTATTACAGTTGGAAAATTACTAAAAATGTCTTTTAAATTAATCGCATTTTTACCGTTAATGGTTACAAGACTTTTTTCTGTATCAATTATAATCTTGTCTCCCGTATCAAAAATGTAAGGCGGATTATTTTGAGTATTTAAATTCACTTTCCAGAATTTCAAATCTGAAACGGTCATTGCTTCTACTGGCGGTACATCTTGCCATTGCATAATACTGATCTGGATTTGTGCTACTTTTTCCATATGATAGTTATTTTCATCCGTCCACCTTGCAAATCGTTCTGAATCATCCTTTTCTGTCCCCGGAAGGAATTTCGAGATATAAGCCTCCCATACATTTCCCGTTCTAGCTATCCACAATCTTCCGTAATATTGATTCCATGTATTTGGATAATCACCACTCTCATAAATCAAACCTATTTTTCCCGGCTTATTATCATATCCAATTACCATTGTTCCGAAATTTTGTTCAGCTTGCCAAAACACATCAGACATAGCAATTTTTGAAAGCACCTTGCTATTTTCATCCAATATCGCTATCTCAACCCGTCCCATTTCATTTATTCTTTTACTCTTACATGTAACGTACGCCTGCATAATAAAATCTTGTACTGGGCCACCGGGGATATTTTTTTTAACAGCTGCGCCATGCCACCCTTTCCCTACACTAGTACCAAAATCAGAACAATAAAATTGATATTTATCTGTTTTCATTTCGCCAATCGGTTCGCCATCTTCCATCGAACTGACTTTACTCCAACCTACAGTGGTAGCCATTTCATCCCATATAAGCCTTTGATTTCTTTCAACAGGTAGTTGCTCTGTTTTCAACGGATAACCGATTCTAAAATAATCACGATTATACGGATACTCACCAAACCATACATCTAAAAATGTACTCGGTTTCTTGGCCTCAATCTCAATAATTGGAGGCGCTTCTACACTACCTTGATTGACGAAAGAAGTAGTGATTTCAGTGGACCAGTTTTGAGTAAACGTATGAGTATTTTGTTTGCCTAATTTATATGGCATTGGGCAAACAAAGGTAATAACTCCTTTACCTCTATTAACTATTTCATCCAAGTCTACAGAACCATCAATTAATGCTAAATAAGTCCTGTCTAACTCATCATCAAAAATAAGTTCAGCTGGTTGCTCTGTATATAGCCAATCTGCTAAATCTTCTTTCATCTTTTGCAAATCCGCCATATCTTTTTTTGATTTAATGACAAGAGGAACATCAATACGACGTTCCTCCGTTTCTGTATTAATAAAAAGAGCCCCTGCACGATGAGGGACTCTTACTAATTTCCTTTTAACTGGAGCCCATGAAGGACGTTTTCTTCCAACTAGCATTTGAATATAATCTTTTCTAATATTATTAAAAGTAAAACTAAGTTTCCCCAACGAGCTCACCCCCCTTAAAATTCCGCTCTTCTTTTTTGTTCACGATCTTGAAGTTTTGTAGTGTAGGTATAACTTCCGTTAGCCAGTTCTTTTCCATCTAAAACATTTGTCATGTTTACAGTTAATTTCAGTTCTTGCTCTCTACCCGCTCTATCTGGGAATATAGTTTTTTCCATAGATGGGTTGTTATAAGCTAATTGCGGTTGCGTATATCCGTTGAAATTGCCAAACGTATTTTGCGGGATACTATATTGATTTGTTTGGAATCCAAAATCAAAAATAGAAGGCATATTCCCCATCTGCTTCTTAACAGTTCCGACTACATTTTTTGCTGCATCGACAACAAATCGTTTCCCTTTATCCATACCAACTCCAACACCTTCTGGAACTGCGCTACCGACTGGAATCATCACTTTAGACGGACTGTTAATTTCCAATGCTCCAGAAATGGTCTTTTTAATATCGTTTGCAATTCCAGCAGCCTTACTAAACAAACCTCCTGAAGCATCATCTATTCCTCTTCCGAGACCTTCTATAATTGATTTACCAATGGAACGTAGATTTATAGTGCTGAAAAATTTTTCAACTGTATTCCATTTATCTTCAATGTCATGTTTTATTTCTGACATTTTATCTTTAACAGCTTTTTTCTGTTCCTCAAATTTTCTTGAAACTGTATTTTTTATTTCTTCTACCTTGTTGTCGGCTGAAGTTTTGGTTTCTTCCCACCATTTAGTTATACCTGACCAAGTTTCTTTCATCTTTTGAACTACATCATCTTTCATTACTTGGTATTTGGATTTTATCTGACCAGTTTCCCAATCCACTTGATTTGCATGTTCTCCCGCTTGCGCTTTTGCTTCACTTACAATTTCCTTATGCTTATCTCTTGCTGTTGAAACAGTGCTATTATATTGACGATTCGCTTCTGCGATAGCTGCATCCGCTTCTTCTTTATTAAGGGTTCCTGACTCATCTCGTAGACGTATAGCATACGCAATTTTATCATCACGAGTTTTCTTTGCATCTTCAATCACTTTATCTCTTGCTTTGGCACTATTTTCAACAACTTCCGCTGCTTGTCTAGCTGTAATTTCACTTGCTTGTACACGCATATTCTCATAAATAACTTTTTGTTCCATTTGATTTTTAGACATATGTTGGATAGCTGTCCTATCCATTTCATCTTGTAAAGCTTGTAAGGAAATCCTTTCAGATGTAGTGAATTCCCGTTTTTCATTTGCTGCTGTTTGAATGATTTCTTTGATTTTATTTTCTTTTTCTTGCGTCTTTAACTTTTCTTGTTCGTAATGTTGATTCATTTGTTCAATCCGCTTATTCTCTTCCTCCGCGGTTAACACATAAGAATCTGCAAAGAACTTTTTAAGTCCCTCAACTTCTTTTTGTTGTCTTGCATTTGTTTTTTCTATAATTGTGTTACCTAACTTGTCATATTGACCAATTAACTTCTGTGACTGTTCTTCCGTTATCACTTCATGGTTCAATCTAATTTCAGTTAACTTTTGTCTAATGCCATCAGACAGCTTGAAATACTCACCAAGAACTTTCTTTGTAGAAGAACTTACTTTCCCTTCTGTATTTGTAGCAAAGCGATCTACTGAAGCGATACTGTCTTCAGTTGCTTTTTGATACGCCTTATATGCGACAACTCCAGTTCCAATAAGAGCGGCTGCTATTAAACCAACAGGCCCAAGAAGCACTCCTAATGCGCTTCCTAACATACCTACCGCAGCACCCGCAAGACCTGCAGCACCACCAGCAATTCCTAATGATGTTGCTAACGCTCCAATACCTGACATAACCATCCCAACTGCAGCTAAAACTACACCGATTGCAGCAGCAACAGCTGTTAAAGCAAGTACAATACCACCTGTAATTGCTATTGCCTTTTGTACAGGTGCAGGTAAAGAGTTGAATCCATCGACAAGTTTTTGTAAACCAGCAACAAAAGCACTAACTACAGGAGCAAGTGCATCACCAATTGTCTTTTTCATTGTAGAAAATGCTGAATCTAATAAAACAATTCTTCCTTGAAGAGTATCAATCTTTGTTTTCGCAACATCAGCAGCCGTAACTTTAGACATTGCATCCCACATCTCATTGACCCCATTTGCCCCTTCTTTAAAGAGAATAGTCGCACCACGTACGGCATCCGAACCGAATAACGTTTCTAAAGCCATACTTCGTTGCTGATCTGTTAAACCTTTCATCGATTCATGAAGTGTCCCTGAAATATTTTCTAAACTTTGAATATGCCCCTGTTGATCATAAAATTTTGATGATAAGAAAGCTGAACTCGTGGCTAATTCACGGAATGTCGTATCACACTTGTCATTCCACTTTTTCGCACCTTCTATTTTCATTACATATCCTTCTAGAGCCTGTTCAATATCGCCAACGCTTCTTGATGCTGGTTGTATACCATTTTTAACAAGAAAATCATATCCAGCTTGCGCGTTGTATGTTATAAGACCTAAATCTCTCATTTTGTTATATGCTTCTTTTGTTGTTGGATTTAAACGCATGAGCATGGTTTTTAATGAAGTACCTGCATCTGAACCTTTTAAACCATTTTGGGCGAATACCGCTAAAGTTGTAGCTGTATCTTTAAACGTCATCCCTGCTCCTGCCGCTACTGCTGAAGAAGCAGCAAGACCATATTTTAATTCGCGGACATCTGTTGCTGATGCGTTTGCTGCACCTGATAATATGTTAGCTGCATCTGCTACTGAAAGATGATCAGCTTTGAAGGCATTTAAGGCTGTTGATGCAATTTCTGCCGCTTCGCCTAAATCTAATTCCCCAGCAGTTGCCAAGTTCAGAGCCCCTGATAGACCTCCATTAATAATATCTGTTAAACTGACACCAGCCTTTATTAATTCCTCAATACCTTTTCCCGCTTCTACAGAAGAATACTTTGTTGTTTCCCCCATGTTGACAGCTAATTCACTTAATTTTTTCATTTCTTCTCCAGTAGAACCAGATACAGCTTTAACATTGGCCATTTGCTGTTCAAAATTCATAGATTCTGTAATCGCGGACTTTAAACCACGCCCTATTGCATACGTCATTCCACCAAAAACAATACCTATTTGACTTCCTGCGTTTTGCAGATGGTTGCCCAGCGTTTCCATACGATTTCCGAAATTCAGTAGTCGATTCCCCTGTTGCTCAAGTTCATGATTTGACTGTCGTAACCCTTGTTCAAATCGATTTAATTCAGCCGTTGCCCTATGAATTTGTTCCGCGTAACGTTGTGCTGACTGACTCGCTTCTCCCTCTTCGGTTTTAGCGCGATTGTAAGCCGACTGAAGCTCCCTAATTTTCTCCTTTTGCTTATCTACCATACGAGATAGAACATCGATTTTCGTTCGAGTCTGTTCAGCCGCGTTAGTATATCCGTGCATTCCTGTTGTGACCGCCTGAAATTCAGCTTGTAAAGATTTCAATGAATTATTTAATTTATCCATCGCTGTTTGTTGCGCCTGACGATTCACTTGTTTTAATTCGTTTTCGAATCTATTTAAATCAGCGACAGCTTTATTGACTTGTGCAGCATACCGCTGAGTTGCAGCATCATTTTCTCCTAATTTAGCTTTATTTTGATCATAAGCTTGGCGTAATGCCTTAACTTTTTCCTTCTGAGCTTCAATTAGTCGATTTAGTGTATTCAATTTCGCTTGTGTTTGCTGACTAGCGTTAGCAAAACCACCCATTCCTGTACTTACAGATTTTAACTCGTTCTGCAACGTTCTGACTGCACGACCTGAATTCGAGATACCTTGTCGAAAGTTTACGTTATCAAGGGAAAGTCTAACGACTAGATTATTTATTTCGTTCGCCATAGTCTCACCTCCCTTGTTAAATAATGTTTTCCGCTGGCACTTCTATTTCATTTGAATTGGAGCCTTCATGATTTTCATTTCCACTTTCACGCATTTTTCGATTAAGCCTCAAATAATGCCAAATATCCATCTCGTTATCGATGTGATGGTGTTTGTACCCTTGTTGCAATAAAGAGAGGTAGAGTTCGTCCATAAACTCGCTGAACGTCAACCCTCCTCCCTCTATACGTTTGGGTTTTCTGCCCCATCAGTTACAGGATTCGCACCCGCTGCCTCTACGGTTTCGTTAACAAGAGCATTAATTACATTTGTTGTCGTTAATAAAAATTTTCGAGCGTCTATACCATCCCAATACTGATCTACTGTAAACTGTTCACCGTAAACTTGTACTACATATTGAACCATCTTATCTAAATCCGCCACTTCAGGATTATTTGGAATATCTGCAAGTTCAGGAGCTTGGCGAATTAAACGAGCTGGAATGAATGCTGGTAAGTTAAAAGTTTTTTCTTCGTTATTGATTCGTAAAGTTAATTTCATAATTTATTCCTCCTTAATGAATAAAAAAGAGAGAGCTTTTGCTCTCCCTTACTTTCCTGCTGGTGGTTGTGCCACAGGCTTCTCATATACCTTTTTAAACCAATTATCTCCGATAGCTTTTGTAAACGTAGGTTCATCTTCATCCGCTGTGAATTTAGTTCTGTCATCAAAATCACGTTCAATAAATGAACCTTTCAGTTTAGTTGTTTGGAAGTTTGGCTTATCTTTTTTAGTTTCAGCTTCTTCCTCTTCCTGCGAAAGTTTCCCTTTTAATAACCAAACATATCGATATTTTCCATTAGCCTTTAAAAAGCGCCATCCAATTGCTAAATATGGTTTTTCGCCCTCTCGTTTTTCATCTAATACACCATCTGTAACTTCTGGAAATCCCTCAATGTCTGCTTTTGTTGATAACGAAAGACCTCGAACTTCAATTTCAACTTCAACCTCACCGTCAGACTCAGCGATTTCCGATTTTTTATTGTCGCTCCACATAATCTCGGTAGCTACTTTTTTAGATGTTTTAACCTTCACTGCGCCTTCCATCTTTTTAACCGTAGTGTAGTCAACACCTGTCGAATCATCTTTTAATGTTTTTGCATAAACTAGACTATCAACACCGACAGTCGAACTAATTTTAATAACTTCTCCAGCCATCTATAACTCCACTCCTTTCGCGAATCGCATCGCGTAATGAAAAATTTTTGTATCATCTTCATATAAATCAGCAACTGCATAACGTGAGAAACCAATACTTTTCATGATTTCATTTACCTTTTGATGAATTACTGTTGTACTACCCTTTGACCAAACATCGATTTGGAATAAGATTTCACTTTCACTTTCCTCATTATCTGCAAATCCATCCGGCCTATTGTCTAATTCAAAAAATGTAATACGTGGAAACTCTTCTGCATTTTTGGCTTTACGATAATAAATTCGTTTTCCACCTAATAAAGAAACAAGCTCCTGATTATTTTCAAGAGCTTGCACAATTTCAGGACGTAAATTTATCACAGGTTCAGCCTCATTTCGTTCTTTAATATATCTGTCATAGCACGTACTGCGGCTGCTTTCGAAGAGTTGAACCCTGGTTCTACAAATGGTTCAGCTGGCATTTTTGATGTTCCCCATTCATGAAACTTTAAATAGAACCACGGGGAACGATCCGCTTTATCGAGTCCGATTTTTACCGTTTTAATACCACCTTCAAGTTTAGCTTTAGTTACTTTTATGTGATCAGCACCATGCTGACCTGTACGCCACGGTTCACTTTTTGATGGTTTCTTTGGACTTGCACTCCTTGGAGCGCGTTCAGCAATAGCTTTCCGAATAGGTTCCCCACCAGCTGCAAGAGCTTTATCTTCAATTTTCTCTCCACGTAACCCCATTTGGTCTAATTCAGTAACTAAGCGATCAAATCCTAGTAAATCTAAATCTATACCATCAGCCATTTATTTCACCACGTTTCCACATGATCAATAAAGTATGTTTTTGAGTTGGAATAACCGAAACAATATCATAAATCATGTTTTTATACTTAATTTTCATATCTGCACTTACATCATCTCGATATCTAATTTCTGTTTCTCCTTGAACTTCACTATTTGCGGCGGCAGCCTCAAAGTATTTCCTTCCCTTTAAATAAACGAAAGAGCCCCATACGGTAAAAGCATCTTTATATCCATCTATTGGATCACCGTCAGGACCTTTTGCATTTTCATCTTTTACTTGAAATGTAAGCCGTTTATCTAATTTTGCAGGATTCATTTTCTTTCCTCCTGAGGCTCTGGAGCATATTGGAGCTGTAATATCATACTCTGAACAATGGTTCTGATTTTTTCACTGGCTTTTTCTCCTACAAGAAGTCGGTTTTCATACCAATCAGCAACCAAAAATAAACAAAGCAACTTAGCATCTTCATTTGTTTGAGTAAATATTTTGCCAGTTGCTTTGTAAATATATAATTCAGCCGCTTTAATTAACATAGTGATAGTTTGGTCATCGTCCCCATCCACTCGAATCCATTCTTTAGCTTCTTCTAAGGTAACAAGCATTCAAATGCCTCCCTTGTTTATCCTTGAGGTTGTTCAGCAGGAGCACTTAAATCGATTTCTCCATAAACGGCTGCTTCGTTATCCCACATTTGTACATCATCACGTTGAATTGCACGTAAATCTAATGTATTACGAGTAAACGCTTTACCACCTACATCTGTAGAAGCTAATTCCATATCTTCGCGTTTAAATAAGACAATAGTTTCTTTTAAATCACCAATAATAAGTGGCGCTTTTTTATTTGTAGTTCCTTTTGTTTTTAAAAAACGATTCGAAACAACAACGACTGGATTAGTACCAGCAAATAGTTTTTTGTTTTTTTGCGTTGGGTCTGACTGTAAAATATATTTTCCATCTTTATCTTTTAATTTGTCTAAGTAATTAAACCCATCTTGATTTGTAAGTAAAATTGCATTCGGTGAAATCGCTGGATCTAATTTAACATTTAATACATCTTTAATGTCATCCAGAGATTTGATTGCTTGCTTTGTTAACTTTTCGATTACGTTCAAGATTAACACATTACGTGTAACTTTAGATTTTTTACCTAACCAGTTAATTACATACTTTAGGATGTTTTGGTCACTATCTTGAAGCAATGAACGAGATAACGGTAAAATCCCCGCTCTATCCTTCACAGCATATTGTACATTTGAGAATTTCGGATTATCAGTTTCTGGAATTTCGCCCATTTCAGTGATTTCAACAAACGGAATCATTTCTGAATTTTTCTCTAATACTCTTGATCCTGAACGTGTACGCACTGGCTCAACAGTTACATATTGCTCAAGTGCATCAAAAGAACGAGATAATTCATTGATTTTTGTTTGAATATCTTGAGGAATAACAAGCCCTCCATCTTCCCCAGTTAACCCAGACATTGCGCGTTTTTCTAAATCATTCTCAAGAAATTCACGTTCTTCACCATTTAATGTTTTATTACGCAATGCTTTCATAAATACATCACGGTATTCCATTTCACCATCTACATTGCGTGTTTCAACTTCTCGTCCGTTATTTCGTTCTTCCGTTTCTGCTTCATCTAATGAACGTTGTAAATCAACCTTTTTCTGAAGTGATCGTACTTCTTCCATCATTCGTTCAGCCTCTGCCACTTTATCTTCTCCCATGAGAGAACGTACCTCTTCTTTTTTTCCTTCTAATTTAGCTAATAATTCACGTAATTCTTTTGACATGCAAATCACTCCTTAAATTTATCAATAAAAAAAGAGCCTTATATAAGCTCCAATTCGATTTGTAATTTTCTTTTTCTAAACTCATCAGCTACTCGCTTTTCTCCAGCTTTAAACTCATCTAACGAACGTACACTTACTTCATTTGTGGGATATGCAGGGAATGCAACCGGCGATATTTCATATAGTTCGGCATTCAAAATCGAACGTTTATAAACCTTTCCATTTTCACGTTCCTCCGATGACCATTTATCTTTTGTAACCTTCATTCCAAAAGAAACTCCATCAACATCTCCGCGCTTAATTAATTCCCATGCATCATTCCCGACAGTTGTATTCGGAATATCTAATTCAAACCGCAACTCTTTCTTATCATTTTCGATTCGTAATGTTTTACTTTTAGTATTTCCTAATACTTGAGAAGTGTCGTGGGACCATAAACCTACAACATCGCGAACTTTTAAACTTTCATCAAAAGCTCCCTCAGCAATCTCTTCTACGAAAGTATCTCCCCACCAGTCACGCATTTCGGCACTTTCATTGTTATATTTTATCGATCCAGAAATTGTTCGTTTTCCTTCGTCCTCATTAACTTCACGGACTTCAATGGTCATTGGTAAAGCTCTAATTTCCTTCATTTCCTTCTTTGCTGACTTCT